TATTCTGTAGTTAAATTAGAACCTACTGCAGTTTTTATATTATCTTTTTTAAGATCTTTTATAAATTTTTTTGTATCTTCGTTTAACTCTTTTATAATATAGTAGTTTTCTATATTATCACATTCAGAGTTTGTACTTTTTATTTTATACTTAGTACTATTTTCTATTTTTAATGTTTTTGGAATATTAATAGTTTTCCTTATTAATACTACATATACTATTTCATTAATTTCAGATAGATTTCTTATAATAGGATTAAATATTAAACCAGTATTTTCAGAACTGTTAGGTGAGAATATTCCGCGAGCTTTTATTACATTAGGGCTTTTATATTTATTCCTTAACCGTTTTTTAAGATCTTCTAGGTATTCTTTTCTACCCTTGAGATCATATATTCTTCCTCTATTTCGTTCATATAATGGATCGTAATAAACTTCAGTATTAGTTCTTCCATATAATCCTAAAGTAATTTCTAGATTTTTTATCTCTGGCTCTAGATTTTTTAATTCTTCTTTTTCTTGCTTTCTTTTAGAGAATAATATATCTAATAAATTCATAATAATTTGTTTTAGTGTTTAGTAGAAAAGTAGCCGATCAAAGCCACTCTTCTTTAGTGTTTTTATGTTGGTTGTATTATTTTTGGCTGAGTTATTATATCAGGGGATTCACTTCCTATGAGAATTCTTTTTAAGATTTCAGATATTTTCTCATAGGTATTGTAAGTATATGGAATTTCTATAAGAATTATATTATTTTCCTTACAATATTTTCTAACGTTTTCATCCCTTTTTAGTTGTTTTTGAAAGGATCGCTTATCTCTATAAAAGTAATCTACGAATTCATAATGTTGTGCTCCATTATATTCTATCCAAAATGTTACTTCTTTTGTGGATGAATATATAATAAAATCTGCTCTAACTTTAAATTCATTATTTATCTCTATAGTAACTTCATCGGATAGATTGAATTTTTTATCTTCAAACCATTGCAGTACTAGTTTTTCTCCACTGCTTTTTCCATTAGTTTCGTAATTGTATCCATTTAAAAAATCTTTTGGAAGTATTAAAAAATCTACATTATTTAATTTATCGTAAATTCTAACATATGTCTCTAAATTCCTATATTTTACATTCGTAAAATCATATCTCTCTAATCCATATATTTCTATGGATTTTTTAATAAAATTATTTGATCGTTCACAGCTAGGACAGCAATCTCGATCTTTTCTTAAATGTTCTAGTGGGGATTGCCAAAAATAATTATTACAATTTTTACATAATATCTTTATAGGAATATCATTATCTATGTATTTTGATTCGGAATAGTCAAAACAATTTCCAAATTTACTTATTGCTTTGCTAAACCATCTATCTGATATATTTTTTCTTCTAATATTTAATCCATGCCTCATATTGCATTCTGGACATCCAATTATTCCATATTTAGGTCTTTTCTTTAATACTCCTAAATGTTTTGCTGGTGTCATTTCAAAATATTGTCCACAATGTTTACACTTTAATATTAATGGCGTTTTCCAAGTAATGTAATTTGTTTTATCATATTCAAATAAATCGCCATATACTTCTTTACTTTTTTGAATAAAACTTTTTGTATCTTTTATTAAATGTTCCATATTGATTACAGTTTTAGGAAGTTCTAATATTATTTCTTATGAAGAAGGGTAGATTGATCAGATCCACCCTTCCCTACTGTAATCATAAGAAATAATAAATTAGATACTTCTAGTTTATTAATTAAATATTATCAAAAGTTCTTTCATACGTTAATCAATGAGTTTCACCTCATGACAGACTATATCACCTAAGGAATTTCCTCAGTCTACATACATAGTCGTTGAACCTAGATTTATGTTAATATCTAGGATGCTGATTATTTGTATACAAAGATACAAATTTTCCAGCAATTCTTGTAGAAAACACCATGAAATTTTCCAAAATGTTCAAATTGCTTTAAAGTCATTAATTATTTTTATCAATGAATAGACTATATCATCTAGGTTATATTTCAAACTTAGTTCTATATTTAGTCGTTGAGAAATTAGATCTTTTCTAATTTTTGCTGATTATCTATTTGTATTTGATATTCCAGCATTTTAATAGAATTTTCATAAAGTAATATAAACTTTATGCTTCTTCATTTGAAAAAGCTTACTTGGATATCTGCTCGCATTTGTTAATATATATTAATATATTATAGACTATATCATCTTAAGAATTAATATTTCTTAAGTTATACATTTAGTCGTTGAGAAGCTATTTTTAATAGTTTTTGCTGATTTATGTTTTACATTTTCCAGCATTTTAGTATAATTTTCCTATTATATAATAGGCGACTAAGCAATTAATCGGTTCCGTCTTCTGTTTGCAATAGGTTACTATAATATTTTATTATATGTTCAGAATATAAATTTAACTTATATTTCATTATAAGTTAGTAAGTCTTTATTCGTTACGCTAAGAATTTTTATGTTCTCAGTTCGGTATTGGGATTATCCTTTCACCGAATTTACTTACTACATTCTAGAGTATTACTATTTCTAGTGGGCCTTAAAAATTTTTTTAACCATTTTCGTCGATCGGTGCATCCTGAAGAATACAGTTATAGAAATTAAGAGTACGAACTTTGATACGGCTTGAGTTAGTTAAGATTAATCTAAGGTCGCATACTAAGTCATCCTTTCTGAAAGAATATTTAGTATCACGATCTGCAATTTTCTGGCGATAGTCCTTATGGTTTTTGTTTTAAATCATACTAGACTATATCATAAAGAGGAACTATGGCTTAACCCTCTTTCTTTGTACTTAGTCGTTGAAAAATAGAATCATATCTATTTCTGCTGATTATTTTTTCGTTATATTAGGTTCATCGCTCTTAATCCTAAATCTTAAGCGATGGAGATAACTATAACGAGATATTTCCAGCAGTTCACAAAGATTCATTAAGGAACTTTTAATCTCTTAATGGACAACTTTTAAATTATCAAACCAGTAAGTAATTGCCTGATCTTCCTTATCTACAAAAGCCAACGACAGGGTTCCAGCTGTGTTTTGACCTGTCTTCTGAATGATAGTATAATTACCACGCATTCTCTTTTCAAAACCTGATACACTATAATCAATACCTACCTGAACGGCATTTAATCTAGCATTGAAAATATCAGTACCAGGGAAATAAACTCAAACATTTGTTCTATGTTTAGACTATATCATAAAAGAAATCTATGGCTATTTCTTTTCTTTGCTAATAGTCGTTGAGAAATAGATTTTTTATCTATTTTTGCTGATTTATCTTTACTTGATCTTCCAGCAGTTTACAAAGTTTTACTAAGACAATTATTTATCTTAGGTACATTAATGAATTGAAGTTCCCACATGTCACCACGAAGGAATTCTTTATTATTATCTTTATATGTACTTTGATAGTCAATAAATTTCATGTATCCGTCACTTCCGCGGACTAAACTTGCTACGCTTGCCATAGTTTTTATTATTTTTTATCGTAATTTAAAGTTATATCGATCGTCATATCATTATCTACTAAGTCGCTCATTCTAGATTCCACTTCAAGTCCTAGTCTGTTATTTGGTAAGTCTAGGTAAAATCCAGTAATAACTAATGAATCTATATATGAGTACCCAGCTGATATTCTATTTAAGATCTGTTCTATTCTAGCTCTTATATCTCCGGCTGATTTAGTACTAAGAATTTTCCATTTATTCTTTTCCAATTCTCTAGCCACTTTTCCTATACAGAATCTCATCCACCCTGAAGTATTGAAGTCTTGTCCATTTTGATATTTTTTATAATAGTATATCTGGTTATTAAATACTAGATAATTACTTTTGTATTCTTCAAGTTTTTCTTCTGGTGATTCAAAGGTGTAAGGATCTGTTGTAGGTGTTTGATATAAGATCTGATCGCTAGTTATTGAGTAAATATCTTGTAAGAGCCCTCTAATATGTAAATAATATCCAGGTCTATCTTGTCCGAAAATTGTTTGCCCTCGATAAAAATATAAGAGTCGATTATCAGTGTCAGAGGTATAATTAAAGACGTAGTTATTTCCGGCCGTATTAGTTTCCTCAGGATCAGTTGTTTCTATTAAGTTTCCGTTTTCCACTTTATAGAATTTTACTCCTCCAGTGGGTTGTGATACTATATAAATTGTTCCTGAGGTTATATTTTCGGCCGATGGGAGTTCTTGAGTTTCTACGTAGGTCCATCCATTATCAGAATTTTGGAATAATACTTGAAAACCTAAACTCCTTGCATACCCTAAAAATCTCTCGTATTCTGGATAATAACTAGTCTCTGAGCCTGTCTTCATTCCGGCCGAGTATTTATAGATATCAGGGACTAAGAAATAATCAATAATTCCAGCGTTGTCAGATCCAAAAATAGCCTCTGCCGCTTTCCAATATTCCCCATTTATATCTTCGGCCGTTTCTTTCCAGGCTCGTTTAAGATACCATGTTCCAGAAGGTAATTCAGATTCTTTAGTACCTTTTTTATATTCTACCTCTTCACCTGTTTCTCGATTTATGTAAGATGTTGAGAGAATACATCTAACTAACTTAGACTCTGAAGTAATTATAGTATCAAGTCTTTCCTGTCCAATAGTAAATAAACCACCTTCATAAATTTCTTGATATTTATACCTCTCGATTGTTACTCTATACTTATCATCTCCTTTCAGTTTCTCAATATTTACACTAATATCACTATCTAAGTATTCGGGATCTCCACCTTCAGTACCAGTTGTTTTAGATATAAATCTCACTCTAGTACTTCCGCTCGAGATTTTTGATAGTATATTGTGTGTAGTGTTAAAATCTGGTTCGAATAATAGATCAGTAATATTAGTAAAATAAGTAACCTGAACAGAATATGATGTGTATATTTTGTAACCCTCCGAGATATTTCCTTCGACTGTATAACCTAATTGACTTGGAATTATAACTTCTACTAACCTCTTGAAAATTTCCTTATTACTTTCTTTGGCTTTGATTTCGACCTCGACTGCTTCATCATAATACTGACTTGGAATATTAGGGATACTATTAATTTCCTCTTTAAACCAAATCATTATATTTTCATAAGAGTCATTTTTAAGTTTTTTCAGGATTATATATTTAGAAGTTAATCCCTCGTCTATCGGGTGAAAATCTATCTCAGGGTTATATACTAAAGAATAAGCTAAAGTTTCATACCCTTTTGATACTCTTAGCAAGTCAGGAAGATGAGATAATAATATTTCTTCATTAATTTTTTCAGTATAATCAACATCTCCTTCCTCTATATATTTCGGATAACAATATTCAGGTCCAATAAAACCTGGATAATTTATGTTTAATACATCCCTATTTTCTAGAGAACTCGTATTATTAGTGTCAAGATTTTGTGGTAATTCTAGGATTTTCATATATTCTCCTAGATAATATATATAAAGAGTATACCACAAATTTCCCTCTTTATATTCGCCTTCTCCTGTTACTACCTTATACAAAACTTTATCTTCTCCGATTTCTGGAAGTTCTGTTAAGTTATAGTATAATTTTTGATCTATAGAATACTCTTTTAGGTCAACATAGTCAGGAGCATTAGTATTTTGTTCAACCTTAATTGGTCTATATAAGAATAAAGTAACTCCAGATTCTAAAAGTTCATCATAATAATCTTTCCCTGGAAAATCTGATCCAAACCAAATATCAAGTTCATCAGGAGTTCTCACAAGTATTGGTTTCTCATATGACATCTTAGAATCTACAACTTCAGAAAATACTGTAAAATCATCTTGTTCAGTGGAGTACTTTATATTAGTTGTTCCTAATCTTAAATACATAGCTTTATATTATTTAATTAGTTTCATTACTGAATTTACTCCACTTTCTACTATAGAACCGTAATCTGTTTTTGAAGAATTATCGGGAGCTTTATGTTGTATTACCTTAACTTCTGGAATTTTTCCTTCATTTGGATTCTCTCCTACGATACTAAATGATACCGTAAGATCTCCTGCACCGTCTCCAATATCCCCTGTATACTCTTCAGAGAAATCTTTCATTACTAAAAGCAAATCAAATTTTTGAATTGTACTATATTGTGGTGTCATAACATATATTCTACATCTGAAGCATATATTTTTATACATAGCAATACACACATTATTAGTATCTATTGCTGTAAGTGAATATTCATCCGGGGGCAGTATATAATAATCAGATGTATGTCCTTCGCTATTATAAATTGCAGCTTTAGCACATTCTTCAAAGTATCGTCTCCAAGATTTATATTGATCGTCGGCGATAGTTATTCGAAGTTCATTAGTAAATTCCATTGAAACAGGATAACTAATTTCACCATCATACAAGCTCAGTGTTTTTGATGTCATTTTAGATTTTTGAAGATCAAAACTAGTAAATGGAATCCATTTATTATAAGCTGTATTTACTCCATGCATTACGATATTTCTTATATTTATTTCGTGGATTCCAGGAAGATAATTAAGATCTCCATTTTCAGGCCCTGCATAAGGTTCAAGAGCAATTTCCCAGAAAGCATTAGTATCTAATGTTTGAATATTATAATTTGAATACCCTGTTGAGGTAAATTTATCTGGAGTTGTAATAAATGGGCTAGATTTTAATACATTATATAAACCTTCTACAGTATTAGTATCGTCAGTATCGCTAGATATCCCACATAATTCCTCTAGAGTAATTAATATACCTTTACCTGAAATATAATTATTTTTAAAACTGTATGTTCTTTCTCCTCCAGAAGATCCTAAAGCCATATCTTTTAAAGCACTACCTGCTTTTTTCCAAAAGGATGATGATGAATTTTTCTTTGCTCCTTCATTAGTTATTTTACTTAAGAGTTCGATTTCATCATAAGAAAATACAGATTGACTTTTTATAGGATTAGAAGCATTACTACTAGTTGATCGTGTATTCGCTTCTTCAAATCCATTATATTTAAATTTATTTTCATCTGGTCTATTCAAAGGATTAGATATATCTACTGATTTGCTTCCAACGATACTATTAACAGCATCTCCGAGCTTGTCTCCTAGGTTGTCAAGTGCACCAGAAACTCCTCCAGATACTAAATCACCCAATAAACCGCCATCATTTCCAGGGAGTCTATATCGATTTGATTTAGTTACTTTTTCAAGCTCGTCTCTAGCTACTACCAAACCAGCTAGTGTTTCATTAACAAGAAGTTGTCTTGCCTCTCCATGTACTCCAGTCCAGCCCACGGCTTTTTCAGCAGTCCATCTAAGATAATTACTTAAATTAAGAGATTCTAATCCAAATTTAGGTAATTTCATAGGAGGACCTTCTACTTGTTCAGAAGATAGTTCAGGATTTTCTGAATATTTATAAATTTCTTGTCCATCAGGAGCTTGTGCATCTGGAATTTCTTTTTGTTGGTTATAGAAATAAGTAGGATTTTCTATGATTTTTTCTACTTCTTCTGGAGAAAGATAATTTTCATTATCTGTTTCTGGAATTTCTTTTTGTTGGTTATAGAAATAAGTAGGATTTTCTATGATTTTTTCTACTTCTTCTGGAGAAAGATAATTATATGATCCTTCTGTTTCTACTCTAGGAGCTGAATTTCCTTTAGCTACTTCAGGTAACTTATCTTTATAATTATATTGTTGTTCTGGATTTTCTATGATTTTTTCTACTTCTTCTGGAGAAAGATAATTTTCATTATCTGTTTCTGGAACTTCTAGAATAGAATCGTAAAAATTTCCAAGATCTCCACCAAGACTATCTAACTCTTCTGGGCCAAGAGGAGTATAATCTCCAGATTGTCTAGGAGCATCAGCTATTTCTGGAACTTCAAGGAGAGAATCATAGAAATTATTGATATTTCCACCAAGACTATCTAATTCTTCCGGACCTAATGGAGTATAACCTTCATATCCATCTCCAGAAGTTTCAGGGAGTTCGAGTTTTTCATCTTCTAACTCAAAATCTCTAGTATCTTCAAGTTTATCTATAAAATCTTCAAGACTTTCAGGTTCAGCTTCCTCTGTACCTTTTAAATCTATCCTTTCATCTTCTAAAGAACTTGATTCATATTCTTTAGTACCCTCTAAGTTTATTCTCTCGTCTTCTAAAGATTTAGGTTCGAATTCTTTAGTTCCGGTTAAATCTATTCTAGTGTCCTCTAACTCAGAAGCCTCATAATCCTTCGTATTTTCTAGATCATCAAGATAATCCTCAAGTTCAGACATCTCAGCTTCTTTAGTTCCAGTTAAGTCTATTCTAGTATCTTCAAGAGAATTATTATCTTCTACACTTAAGTTTTCTCTATAATCCTCTAAAGTAGATATCTCAGACTCTTCAGTATTTTCTAGATCAATTCTTTCATTCTCTAGAGCTTTAGGTTCAGACTCCTTTGTATCTTCTAGGTCTATCCTTTTATCTTCGAGACTTTTAGGTTCGGATTCTTCTGTTCCGGTTAAGTTGATTCTGGCATCTTCTAACTCAGAAGCTTCGTATTCTACAGTACCTTTCAGATCTACCCTAGTATCTTCAAGAGAATTATTATCTTCTACACTTAAGTTTTCTCTATAATCCTCTAAAGTAGATATCTCAGATTCTTCAGTACCTTCCAAATCTATTTTAGTGTTTCCAAGTTCTTCTAATACCTTTACAGTACCTCCAAGAGTTATTTTATCTTCAGGTAAACTCTTTAATTCTTCCCCACTTCTAAGAGACTCTTTATGATTCTCTAATTCATCTAACTCCTCCGGCGTTTTCCTAAGATTTTCCCTATAAGTTTCTAACTCTTTATCTTCTACGGTTCTCTCTAAAGATACTTTGGTTTTAGAAAGTTCAGCATCATCTACTGGATTTCTGAGTTTAACTTTAGTATCTTCAAGTTCTTTTAGATTATCTTTTCCACTATTTAATTTTTCTCTGTGATCTTCTAACTTATCTAATTCCTCCGGCGTTTCTTTAAGATCTTCTCTATAACTAGATAATTCAGAAGTTTCAATTGTTTTTTCTAAAGATATTCGAGTAGTATCTAATTCATTTTTAGAATCTACTTCGAGCTGTTCTTTGTATGATAAATCTTTAAATCCTTCAAGGTCTATTCTTGTTAGATCTAATTCTAGGTTGTGATTATCAATAAGAGATTCTCTTTCTTTTCCTAACTCTAGATCTTTTTCTGGAACCTTAAGATTTTCTTTTGTATTTATATAAAGATTTCTTACATCTCTAACTCCTTCTAGATTTAACTTTTCTGTACCTAGAGATTTTAATTCTTTTGGTTCCTCAGTTAATTCTTCTCGGCGGTCTTCTAGGGTTGGTTCAAGGATATTTTTTTTATTTACTATATCCTCACGATGTTTCTCTAGTTCTGTTTTCCTAGGATCATACAGATTTTCACGTGTCTTTTCTGTATACAACCCATGATTTTCCGCCGAGTCAGAGTTTCTATTATCAGAAAGTGGTTCTCGTGATGATTCTTTATATAGACTTTTAATACCACGAACCCCATCTAATCCCTCTATATAATCTTCGAGAGAATTAATTTCTGGAATCCTCCCTGTTGTTCTTCCAGGGAGTTCTAGATTATCTTTCTCTAGGGAAGTATGATTTTCTTGAGTTGTTCTAATACTTTTAAGATATTTACTAAGAGCTTTTACTTCCTCAGGTCTAGTAAGTTGGTCACATCCAGGAATTTTATTTTGCTTCAGAATCTCATTTTCTATATTTCTTTCTCTCATAATTACATATCTAAAGTTTCAATAATACTATTCAATGTATAAACATAGAATACTTCAGCTACTTCAGAGTAACCCATTTTAAGAGATATTTTAAATCTGAATGTATATTTTCCACGAGTATATTGTAATTCATCCCCTACTTCAAGAGATCCATCATCTGTATATACTTCTAGATTATCTCTGTTTCGATTCCATACATCTCTTAGTTCATTCTGATTTAATATCAATATTGTAGTAAATTGATCATAATCGTTCTCTAATGTACTACTTGATGAATATGTACCTCCAAAAACATTTTTCCATTTTGAATTACTCTTTGGTCTGAGTACTACAAATTCAGTCCCAAGAAGTTTTAATTGTAATTTTATATTTTTCATTCCAATAGAATAAAGCCTATTTGCCTTATCTAAGTTTTTTGAAATCATATCCGCCATAATAGTATATATTTAGTTTAAAGATTAATCACAGTCAATAATAGTACAAAATTCTTCTGTATCAATTATCTCACGTATTAATTTATATATCTGTTCAAAAGTAAGAGATCCTGATAGTTTCATTACATATATATCTCTCTCTAGGATCGTAATTGTTCTAATATGAGCTGCCATAGATCTAATGAAATCATCAATTTCGTACTGACTATATTCAAGATCTTCTGGAATATATATTTTAATTGAAGATGGATCAGGATATATACTAATTACATCTTTGGGAATTTTACTAGAAACTTCATAATCCCCGATACGATCTTTATCCAATTTCTCTGTTAATTTCGTTATCATCTTTCTAGCTTGTAAATCTGAAAAATATCGAATTCTAGGTACTATCATTTTTCAAATATATTAGGTTTTACATCGGTTGACATGAATTTTTTTAAGATAAAATCAAATTCATTTCTTGTTTTAATTGTGTAGTTATATACAACTACTTTTCCAGTATCTACCCTATTTACTATCGTTTTTAAGTGATTCCAGAAAATAGAATCAATCTTCTTAAGTTCGTTGGTATCCTCTTTATTTACTGTTATTACGAATATTCCAGAGATCATTGACATATTAATATCTATATCTCCACCAAATTCCCCAACAGTATAATCTAAACCTTCAACATAACGAAGTCTTTTAAGGCTATTTTCTAAGTACTTATTTCCAAAATCTCCTCGATATGTAGGAATTATATCAGGATCATTAGAAAAAGTTACTGCAGCACTATAAATTAAACCGATAAGATCTTCAGATTTACCGGAAAATAGAAATTTTCCCGTTTTTCCAATAAATTTCTTTAAATCATATTTATTTAAAGACTTAACCGAAAAATCCTTCTGTTCAACTTCCTTAATTCTATTTTCAACTAAAGCTTTGTTATCAAGAAGATTTATTTTTACTCCAAGAGTATTACTGAGCTCCATTATAAAGTTGGCTATAACTTGATAATTTGTAAATACAATAGCCACTGAATAAGAATTATTTCTAGAATTGATTGCATAACTACTATATTCCATCCCTGTATACTTCTTACAATAATAGTCTAAACTATCTGAAGTCTTTTCCAATTCCTTAGAGGTCATTCCAAAAGTATACATGGTAATGGAATTATCTTGTATTGAAAAATTTAATTTATAAGCTGTTACATTTCGATCATTAAAACTAAACTTCTCATCTATTTTTGCTCTTTTATCTAATGAATCTCCTATAGTTACTCCAGAAGCTCTATAAATACCAAATTCACGACGAATTAATTTATCTACTTCTTGAAATTTAACAGATGACATTGGATTGTGTAAATAGTTTAAGAAGAATTTTAATACTACACCTGCTATAGTTCCATATTTACCTCCAGTTATAGCACCACTGGTAATACTAGCATCTTTTAGGAGACTACCTGTAACTCCTCCAATACCAGCACCAGCTAAGGCAGATTTTCCGATTACTTCTATAGCTCCTGGAACCTTATCCATATCCTTAGGACCTGTATAGTGACCCTCCGGAATTGTATATTGTTTTTGTCTAAATTTTGTCATACCATAAAATTTTTAAAATAATTAGTCGAGCTATTTACTATATCTTCTACAACTCTACCTCCTTTACTATCTACATACTTAGATGCAGCCTTAGACATTTTATCACCAACTCCAATCTTTTTCCACATAGTTTTCTCTGGTTTTCCTATTACACTAACTAAAGCAGATGTCCCAGGAATAGGTACTGTTTTCATAGCTACAGAAGTTATAGGTGCTTCTATAGATGGTTGAATTACTTTAGTATTTATAACTCTTCCTGGATTAATGGCTGCTTGATTTGCCGCCATTTTTACTCCTTCTATCTTATTTAAACCTCTTGCTGTAGCTTCTAAGACTTTATTTTGTGTTTTTATGGCGGATCTTTTTGCAGCCATTGGAGTCTTTCTAAGAACTTTTTTATTAAATCCAGCCAATACTCTAGTTCCTGTAAGAGAATACAACTTTCTTTTTATTATCATAATTTTATATATTAAACAAGTAAATCTCCATACCATCCAGATTGGAGTATATAATTATCACACCTAGATCTAAGCTCTTGATATGCAGGGTCGATATTAGATAAAACGTCAATAGAAACACCAGGGAGCAATAAAGAAGCTTTGAGATTTCTGATGTAATTCAATAAATGACATAATGTAAGGTCCATGAAAAATGTACCCCTTGATCCTTCTTCTATATTCAGCCAATAAATAGCTGCTTTAGATGATCCTGGATTAAACGTTTTATCAGGAAGAAAGTCAGGAATTATTGGTCGACTACATATTCCCCTAACATAAAATTGATCATAGCTAGGCATATCCATCATAAAAACATATGGACGTCTATAATCCGTAAAATAAGTATAGTTTCCTGGAGCTGGATAAGATATAGAACCTATTCTGTACATAGGAATAGAATTTGGAACTAATATAATCTGATCTTCCGATATTTTACAATCAAGAAATAATGTAAAATTACTCTTAATCTCACAATATCCTTCAAGTCCCATGTTCTCACAACTACACATCTGAGAACGGTTCATTTTCATCTCCAGAACTAATGGTAGAGTATTTTCAAATTCTCTTAATGACTCCTTAATTATTTCCAGTAGTATTTCATCTGCACTAAGGTAGTCATTTAAATCTAAAATTTCGTCAAGAGAAGTTAAATTGACTAATGCTGCTCGTATAAATAACTTCTTCTTAAGATCTATTAATAATGTTTTATCCATGATATAATACTGGTAATAATTTAGGCTCTACTTTTGTTGTTATATCTTTTCCTTCTTCGAAAAATATCTTTATGATTTCAGGGATTTTATTATTATCTTTATAGGGAATTCGAAGAAGACATATATTATTTTCTTTGCAATATTGTTCTAAACATCTATCTCGATTGACTTGATTTACGAAGTCTTGATATGTAGGTTGAAAATATTTTATCCAATGAGTATGTTGTTCTCCATCATATTCTATAATAGTATTTAATTCAGGAATGTAAAAATCTAAATGAAATATTCTATTATTTATTATTAATTTATATTGACGAATTATGTTTAAATAATAACTATTTAAAATAGAGTATAAAGAATTTTCCATAAACGAGATACTACTAGTTTTTGAACAATATATACAATATTTTCCTTCATGTTTTAAAAATATACCTAGTCTAGTAGTATCCCAAATATGATTATGAATATTACATTTCAGTATTAAATATGTATTTGAATTCTTCTTTAAATCCTAAAAATTCTAAAGATATATTATATTTTTTATTTAAATAATTTACTCTATTTATTATTAAATTATAATATCTTTTCTTTTCCTGTTCACGTTCAAATAACTCTCTACATTTAGGACATAGTATAATATTTCTACTTTTATCAGTCATTAAATAACTATAATAACATGAAAATTTTCCATGTTTACAACAAACTAATTCAACTGGAGAATTATAACCTGTATAGCTATTATGAATATTATAGAATATTGACAATTCATTTATGGAAGATGATTTATGAAATTCAATTATATTATTTTCTGCTTCTAAATTAGTTAATTTTCTTTTTTTTCTTTCTTTTGAACATTCAGGACAACCAATTAAATTATTCGAAATAAATCCATTATAGGTTGTTGTTTTCCAAATAATATTGTGAATATTACATTTTAAAATCAATTTCGTTGATGAGCCTTTCCAAAAATTTACAAATCCTAAAAAAGATATATTATTCCCTTCATTATTCTTCTTTAATATGGATTTTTGTATTCTTTCTATTGCTATATTTTCTGGAAGTGTTCTTTTTATTTTTGAACATTCAGGACAATGCCATCCATTTAATATAAAACTAGAATATTTTATAATTTTACTTATATTATGTAATTTACATCTTAAAATAATTTTTAGTTTTTTTGTAGATATATCTTTTGAATAGTTTTCTAATCCTAGGAATTCGATATCTTTAGTTAATTTCGAAATAATATTATTTATTATATCATCTTTTGTAAATTTTTGCATATTCT